GCACCATAGCTTTAGCCTGGTCAATCGTGTAGTCCTCAAATCCAACCTGCCCCATGTCGAGACCAGACTTAATAAATCGCTCTGCGTCTGGCCATGTTTGGGCGACCAATCGAATCGGAACGGCGGCAACGTGAATGTCCATGTCCAATTCTGGCGCGATTTCTGCATCGCTCTGGATAATTGTTTCAGTCACATCGACCCCAGCACGTCGTAATACAGCGTGACTGAATCCAGGCGGAAACCGGCGCTGTCATAGTTGCGGAGGCGTAAGGCAAACTCCGTGCCAGCGCACTCTACCGGGATCATGCCTGATGGCCGTGTGTTTCCTTTAACCCTCACCGGGTTGGTGTAGGCGTCCTTGTCGCGCACATCAAAGCCAATCGAGAATTCGCACTTGCCATCGACAACCACGTCAGCGCCGTAGATCCGCTTGAGCTGGCCAGGCGACTTGAAATCCATGTAAGGCAGATCGAGCAGCACTTCGAATTGCAGGCCGTCATCGGTGTAAGACTCAGGGTCTAGCTTAAAAACATCATCGCCTGAGCGGATATACAGCTCTTGGCCTAGCTCGGCAAAGGCGTCCACGGCATTCGGCAGGAAGTACCGGCTCCAGGCTGCGATCTTGGCAGTCCGGCTGATCGAGTAGACAAATAACTGGTTGCCAATGGCGCACATATACTGGCCTGTGCCATAGAAGTAGAAAGCGCGTGGGAACACGCTGGCGTCTTTAATCTCAGGGCGCACCAGGCTATCAATCGGGGAGCCGACGTCTACGTCAGCCAGATTATTTGTCAGTTGCAGCGTCGTGATCGAGCGAAATCCGTAGTCCGACAAGAAGTACAAATCGCCTGCCACGTTGGCCACAGAGCGCGGGAAGCTTGTGCCGACGTTTTCAACAATGTCGTCCATCTTCATCTGGGTTGGGTCTGGGTCAACCGTCCAGATCTGCGCGCCGTCGCGAGTCAGTACAACCAGTTTGTTCTGGTAGATGCCCAGGGCGTTAGCTGCGCGGTCGCCACGCGAGTTAAGGCCAGTCGGTAAGAACCCGGCATCATTAACGGCCGACCAGTCTCTGGGCGCACCCGTCTTGCAGTAGCGCACTGTATCGCCGTTAATAGCAAACAGCTTAGAGGCCAGCTTAACGACGCCCTTGCTGTCTGGGCAGTTCGTGTCAGCGATATGCGTGGTGGCGCTGCCGTCCAGGTAATGATGCTCTACCGTGCCGTTATCGTACTGAATCGCGGCATAAATGTAGGCGTTGAATACGTCGGCATATGGCACATCAGCCACTGGGCGAGCGCCTGCGGAGTTCTGTACCTTGTGCGATTGGAACAACGTATTGGCATGCGTCACCGACCCATCACCGTGGAACGTGTGCAGCTTGCCGAATGCAGCGAATAGACCCTTTGTACCGGCCTCCAGCGTTGCAACCTTAGCCAGGCCGGGGCGCTTTGCCGTGGCTAGACCTGTCGTTACATAGGCGTTTTTCATTTCGCGCAGGCGGTTGGCATCTGAGACAGACGCCCCTTTGCGTAAGTCGATACCCAAGTCAAACCGGTTAAAAGTAATCGCTGCCATAGTTAGCTCCGCAGTGCATATCCGTCAGCGGTTTTGGCCACCTGTGCCTCACGGCTCACGCTATTGCCGCCGCCTGCAAAGTAGCGCCGATTCTCTTTCTGGCGCATCTTCTCTTTGTTCAGCATGTTCTGGAAGGTCATTGCCGCAGCTTGTGCGTCAGGCTGGCGGTAATGCGCCTTAGCGGTTGCTAGGGCGTACAGGAATACCAAACGATCAGGAATAGAGCAGCGGTCGCTGGGTCGGTCAAAGCGGCCTAGGTCAGCGGTGTATTCGATAAGCAGTTGGTATGCGCGCTCAGGGACCGGGTACAGTTCGATCTGGCCATTAAGCGTGTCGTACTTCTGTGGTTGCTCACGCAGCGATGCAAAGCTGCGGTCGTATTCGGTAATGCCCTGCGTCAGTGGTTCGCGGATGTTGTCAGAAACGATGATCCAGACTGATAGTACGCGGCCCGGGTCAATATATTCATCCTCTGCGTCGTTGTGCCAGTCGTACAGATAGGAACCGGCTTGCAGGTTAATCTGCGTCTTCTTGCGCATGGCTGGCGGATCCAGCTCGCCATAGACGTAATCATGAGCCTCTTGCAGGAAGCTCTTAACCGTCGCGTCGTTATTCTTGGATGCCGACCCCTGGGTCATAAACCCGGTGCGCGCACGCAGCTCTGTCATGAGCTGGCCAAGTGTTTTGTATCGGTTAGCAAATCCGGCCATGGTGCATCCTTATGCGGTCGTCAGAACAATAGTCAGCATGCCAGCATTGACGACAAGTCGTGCGCTAACGCTAGAGCGGCCTACCAGGTTGGCGGTTTTGGTTGTGGTATCAACAGAGGTCACCGCGCCATCCGCGCCGTCAATGCCGGGCTCTCCCTGGATGCCCTGCTCGCCTTGGATACCTTGCAAGCCTTGAATGCCCTGCGCGCCCTGCGGTCCTGTAGCGCCAGTAGCACCAGTTTCGCCTTTGCCGTACTGCACACCCGCAGACCAGTCGCCGCTCGTTGCCGATAGCTTGAAGTACAGCATTCCCGTGTCCATCGACAGGAATGAAAAGCCTTTATCTTGCAGGTTGTATAGGTTGCGGTTAGCGAACAGATCGCGCACGTCAGCGTCAAACGACGATCCCGTATCGCCTTTAACGCCCTGAATTCCTTGCGCGCCTTGCGGCCCAGCCGGGCCTTGCGCGCCAACGGGTCCAGGCACTTGCAGCGAAGCAATACACTCGGCTGTCAGGTTCGCCAGCGCGACGATCTGGTTGGCCAGAGCCCCGTCGTCCTTTTGAATGGCGGCAGCATTTGCGCGTAGGCCATTGATCGATTCGGCTACCGCATCAAACTCAGAGTTAAGCGCGCCATGGTCGGTGCGGTCGGCGTTGTTTTCCTGGAAGTTCTTTGTGCGGTTATAGGCTTGCGCTTGCATGGTGTGTCCAATCAGTGGGGAACGTGGCTAAAGCCGAATTTGGCAGCGGCGCCAGTCAGCACCAGGCCGCACAAAATGATGAGCAGACCCCAGACGCCCTTCTTCACAATGTCGAGTTTCAGCTCGCGCCAGAAGGCTTCCTGAGCATTAGCGGCTTTAATCATGGCTTCGTGATAGTTCCGGTGGCCGTCAAAATCCGTATCGCCGTCGTCGGTGCGCGGAAACGCGCCGTGGATCTTCTTCACCTCGTCGAGTATTTCTTCGAGCCGGTCATCAAGCTGGCGCGCTTCGTTTTTAGTTAGGCACGTTTCACCCATGACCCAGGCTCCTTTGTTTCTTAGAGGATTAAATTACAAGCCAACTGCGGCACGTTGCTCGCGACCCCAAGCCCGGCATTCCTCGGCATAGACGTTATAGGCTTCGAATTCGGCGCTGGGTGCGGTACGCAGTAGTTTGATCTCGTCGCCTACGCTGTAGCGTGCTGCGATCTTCTCTGAGACCAAACCACGAATCATGCGTACGAATGGGCTGGCATCCTCAATATCGGCCTTGAGTGCTGGCGTCAGCGTTACGACCTCGACAGTGATTTCTGCTGGTTGCTCTGGCAGCGCCACGCCTTCTGGCAAAGACACGTAGGTCACATCATTAACCGTGGCTAATTCCGTGCCTAGGCGATTGCCTTCCTCGTCGGTAGGCAGGTTGATCTCAACCGTGTGCGTAGCGTCGATAGACTTGCGGTAGCTGTAAATAACATTCATGGTGGTTGCTCCATAGGGATTGAATTAAAGATCGAAGGCTATGCGTCCGGCGAGCATGGCCTAGGATTGAGGCCAGACTGTCCAGTTTTCCGGCCTTGGCGGCGCGGCGAAACTTGAACAGGCTGTGCTTTCTGATAAATCGGCGTGTCGCCCAGGTGCGATAGCCGACAAAGTTCACGCCACGGCGTACCGGGGCGATGGTGTATTTCGATAGCTCCAGGCCTAGCGTGGTGATGAAGGTCTTGACCCGCGCCAGAATCTCTAGGCATCGCGCCCGGCTGACGCCAAACGCAATGAAGTCATCCACGTAGCGGCAGTAACGCGCCGCCTTCAGCACGCGCTTGGCAAAGTGATCCAGCGGGTTCAAGTAGATCAGCGCATAGGTCTGCGACAGCAGGTTGCCAATCGGTATACCAACAGGCTGCCCGTATTCTGCAAAGAGCATCATCACATCCACAAACCGCTTGTCTTTTATCTTGCGCTCGATCTGGCTGCGCAAAATGCCCCGGTTAATCCGGTAGAAAAACTTCCGAATATCCAGCTTGATCGTGTGGCTGCCCGCCGGTGATTTACGTAGCGCCTGCTGCGAGTAGTCCGCGGCCTTGTGCGTGCCTTTGCCCTTGCGGCAGGCAAACGACTGGTCAATGAATCCGGCATTGAAAATACCGTAAATCACCCGGTAGATCGCATGCTGCACCACTAGATCGGCAAACGACGGGGCGTAAATCTTACGGGCTTTCGGTTCGTACACGGTAAACGTGTAGTAAGCCTGCGGCTTGTAGCTGCCATCATGCAATGCCTGGTGCAAGCGGTCTAGGTTATGCGCCAGGCGGCGCTCAAAATTAAAGCAGGCGCGTTTCTTGTGCTTATCCTTGCTGGCGTCCAGGTAGGCCAGATACAGATTCTCACGGGTAAACGCCTGCTCGAACAGGTAGCCATAGCGCTTCATAAAACCACCGCCTGACGTTCGAATCGGCTTGTGGCCGACCTACCAGAAACGCGACGAAACGCCGATTTCGCACCAAGGTGCCGGAAAA